CTTTTAATCAGGGTGTCCCGAGTTCGAATCTCGGATGGATCACCAGACAAAGAGGGCTTTTAGCCCTCTTTTAAAATCATTTTTCTGAAACACTAAAAAAAGAAAAAACGAAAATACCAATAAAGCCAATAAGAAAAATAACAGAAATCAAATCTAATGCAGTAAAATTATCAAACAAAATAATAGAATCATAACCAGAAATAAGGGCAGAAATAGCATCACCAATTACAATTAAAAACATAATTAAACCTCCAAAACCCCAAATATAAATTTAAAAACTACAAACAACAAAGAGGGGAATATTCATTCCCTGCTTTTAATTTGTAAGTTTGGGCAAGGTGAATATATCTCTTAGTTATCTCTAAAGATTCATGCCCGAGAATAGCTTGCAAAGTAATAGGGTCTCCGCCGTTGACAAGATACATAGTAGCGAAGGTATGCCGAAGCAAATGGCAATGCAGGCGGGGAATATCAGCGCGCTTTTTAAGCCTTTGAAAAAGAAGCCTGACAGAATTCCTGCTCATTTCAAAAACAAAGGAAGCTGACTGACGGACATAAGCTTTAAGGACAGGAGCAAAAGCAGAAGAAAGGGGCACGATTCTTTCTTTATCTCCCTTGCCGAGGACAACAATATAATTATCGAAAACATCACAGGGACGAAGCCGGAGAGCTTCAGAAAGCCTTAAGCCGCAGTCAAGGTAAAGCATTATCAAAACTTTATCCCTGCCCGAAACAGATAATAAAAGGCGCTGAATTTCTTCAGAGGAGAGAATGCGAATAACAGATTTGCGGCTTTTAGGAGTATGAGAACCAGCAAAAATATCAGGATTATACCAATTAAAAAACGCTCTTAAAGCGCGGTAGCGGGTAGCTATAGAAGTGCTGGCATTTCCTTTTTGACGAAGATAATCCAGATAAGAGAAAATATCATTTATGCCGACATAAGAAACACCGCCGCAAAACCAATTTAAAAACAAGCTGATGTTTTCACGATAAAAATTAACCGTAGCGGGAGAATTACCGCGGTTTTTTTGCTCGATTAAAAAAGAATCTAAAATATTCATTAGAATATAATTTCTCCTGTTATGGGGTCCAGTATATTATCCTGACCGTTAGAAATACTCCAAGCTTTACTCTTTAAATGCTCTCGCATAACCACAGCACCTGAATCGGCTAAAATACGCTTCCAGTCCGGCCTATGACGAATCGCATATTTATGTAATAAATAAAAGGATATAATATTGTATTTCTCACAGAATTCCACCATTTCATCAATGGCACCATACTTATCTGAAACAAGACCGATAACCTCTAAATAATCAGCGCCGCAAAGACTCTGAACATCTTCTTTTAAATACTGGTGCTTTTCAGAATTATCAAGATGGCACAAATAACGGGCATAGCCGCGAAGAGAGTTAACACGCTCACAGCCTACGCCGCCTATCTTTTCAAAAACCTTTTCAGCCTGCTCAGAAGTCTTCACAGAATCAAACATAATAAGCACATGCCAATGAGGTTTTTTGACCTCTCCAGTAGGATTTAAGTCCTTATCATGATAAGGAGATATAAAGGAAGGTATAAAAGTAGCGGCTAACCTATCCCGCCAGTCAGAGGGAGCGGAATCGGCATAAACTACGCATGCATAATTTCTAGTGCGGACATATCCATTTTTATCTGCCATAAAAAACCTCCTTAAAATGGGACATTGAACATTGAACATTGAACACTAGGGGGGGTGTCGTAGTGTCCCCCCTAGTATTCACCGCTTGGGGGCTCCCCAGGGGGGGGAGCCCCTTCCGCGGTAAAAGTAACGCCGGAATCAGTATCAAAAAGCTCAGCGTTACGAATCGCCTTAGTAATAAAATAAACCTTAGGGAATAAACCGACCTTTTCTTCACAGTCGGCTAAACGAGTTGCGCCAGTCTCTGGATTAGTAACAACTTTAATAGTGTTGCGATAACGGCGCTTAAAGCCTAAAAATCCTAACCTAGAAAACACATAGGTAGAATCTATCAACTGCCGAACTTGCAAGTCAATATCGGGATACTGGCTTGAAAGAATAATATTTAAATGGTTTTTCCTCTGAAACTTAAAAAACTCTCTAGCTTCCTCGGGAAAACTTTTAAAATCTCTGTTGTTATGAACTAAACCAGCTTCATCAATAAGAATAAGAGATTCAGCAGGATAAGAATAGTTATAGTAATCTTCGGCTAAAGGCATTCCAACGCCAAAATTAGAATACACATAGCCCTTTTTTTTCTTAACATGACGGGCGGCGGCAAGAGACATTCCTAACGTCTTACCGCTTCCCTTTTTGCCAACATAAAATATAAGGTGGTATTTATTGCTACAATACCTAAAAAGATGGAATATTAAATAGCCTGAAAGACAAATAAAAAAAGCGAGTATAAAATTCATACTAACACCTCACTAAAAGAAAAAAAGGGGCGGGGAAACCGCCCCATAAAATCAAACACCAGCGCCGGGAATCCAGCTACGTACCATACTGATAACAATACTTGCTATAGCAAGTATAACAAAGATAAGAAGCAAAGGATTATCAGTAATAAAAGTAACTACACTGCCTACCCATTCCAGAAAAGCCGCAAAAAATGTGCCTATTGCAGTCAAAATAGTATTTAAAGTATCAGACATAATTTAACCTCCTTTCTTTCTTAATCAGCGCGCTTGATGAATCCTAATATAACAAACAGCACAGCAAGAGGAATAAATAAAAAGCTAATCGAAGCAGGAAAAGCCAGAAAAACCTCAAGGGCTGATTGTATCGCAGTTAATACGGGACTAAGCATTTACCTCAATCCTCCAATTAGACGGCCGAAAAGCTTAAGCAATACCCAGCTAGCGGCCAAAACAATAATAGTTGCGGCAAAAGCGGCAATATTAGGCTGTAAAACAGTTTTAGTAGTAGTTATAGTCTCTTCAAAGGGAAGCTCAACAAGCTGAGCGGTTCCGCTGTAAGAATAACGCTCGGAAGTATAGCCGGTATGCGTTTCCGTCTCAGTTATGGTTACTTCCTCAAAATATATAGCCTCAAAAAAATCAATTAAATCGTTCATTCCTGACCTCCCCAAAAGGTTTTAAGAATAATGCCAACACCGGACAAAATAAACATCAAAAGCAAAAAAGAGCCGAAGCTAAAGCCGGGGGCAATCTGAGCGCTAAAAAGAGCGCCTACCCAAGAGCCAAAAGCAGAAATAATATCAGCCATTAAATCACCTACCAAGGGAAAAATTCTCTGATAAGCTTCCAAGCCGCTAAAGCGATTAAAACAACAATAACGGCAACAACGGGAATAAGAGCGGGAATCTTACCTAATATCTCGAAAAAATCCATATATCCTCCTAACTATTGCCTTTATGTATGCCCCATAAAAGGAGCATAAGGACAACGCCAACGGGAAGTACCATAGATATAAAGGGATTATCAAGAAGAGGAACAACAATATCATTAAGTCCGTCCTGAGCGCCAAGACCATACTGGCCGGACATTACATTTGAATTCATAGCGTCCTGAACGCCTTCGCCTGCGGATTCAGCCTGTTCGGCATTCTCTTCATTCTGTTCCAACTTTTCAGGCGTTAAAAAATTACCAAAGATATTTGCCCAAATATCGGTTGAAGTCTCCAGATTTTCAAACTGAACAGGAGTATCAGAACAGCAGAACATAAAATTCTGAATAGGGGTGCTAGGCCACATATAGGCGTTAAGGTTAGCTTTAATGCCAAAAGTAAAAGGAACGCCGAAAACTAAATAAGCGGAGGGAACCTCCAAAACGCAGGAATAACAAATATATTGCATCTGAGTAGTCTGAGGACTGTTAGTACTACCAGTAGCGACATTAGGAGCACCGAAAGTAACGCTGTAATTATCCACAATTTCAAGAGGAACCTCATCCTCTCCAATAACAGCGCATAAATTCCAAAGCCGAGCGGACATTACAGCGCCGTCCGCATAGTCTGTGCCTACATTAGGAGTTACCAAAATTCCAATGTTAAAGGCTAAAAAACCACCCTCATTCTTAACTAAATCCACAGTCCAAAGCTCAGAAACTTCAATAACATAGTCGCCTAAAGAAACAACGCTGGAAAAAGAATAAGCCCATGGCTCGTAAGAATAAATAGGGGAATTAACCTGTAAAGGATAAGTATTTCTAGAGGGATATCTATCGTAACTGGTAGAAGTACCAGAAGAATTAGTGATAATAAAGGTAGCGGGCTTGCTGGGCTCAGCTAAAGAAGAAAAAGAGAGGCAAAGCGTTAATACTACCATTAAAGACAATACAACAATAATCTTTTTCATGCTTTACCTCCCTTTTAATATAATAAAGGCTATATAAATAACCAAGCCTTAAAATAGTGCTTTGTCTGCTTCCAGTCCTGTAACGTCAAGGGCTAGCTCTATGCCCTGACTGCCATTGCGGGCATATAGATTAAGCTTATGGATACTGCCCACAGTATAAATAGAAAGACACTTTTTATATAGTTCATTTGAAACATAGTAGCCAATCTGCTGACCATACTGATTTTCAAAGTTAAGCATGTACCCATTACCTTTTTTTGTTTGTTTGTAATCCTTGACACGAAACGGAAAAAACATAATTATCTCCTTTCACCTGCTAAGGGGCAGGCTCCCTATTAATTTTTTGTAAACAAAAAGAATACCTTAGCTTACAAATAAGATTATAAAACATAAGACAATATAAGTCAATAGCTAATTTGCAATAATAAAGAAAAATATTATAATACGCAAGAGGTGAAAAAATGAAAGAGAAAAAAACAGAATCTATAACGATAAAAATAACTGAATCAATGAAAAAAGAACTAGAAAAAATTCAGGAAGAAGAAAGACGAGAATTTTCAGATTTAATAAGATATATGCTACAGAATGAAATAGACCAGTATAAAAAGTGGGGCAAGAAAAAAAGCGAATATACCGGGTAAAATAGCGCTGCGCGCATGCGGCCTGCACATCCCCGCTTAAGGGGGATGGCAACGGCCTATAATACTGGGGCTTTGCCCCAGCCCCCGAGAGGCTTCAAGCATTAAAGAAGCTTTAGGCGGATAGCTAGGCGCGAAAAAACAGAGAGGGAAGAGAGAGGGAGCAGACGCGCAAACGCTTCCTTTTAATCAGGGTGTCCCGAGTTCGAATCTCGGATGGATCACCA